CGCATCTGCTCCTGCACTTTGGCAATCTGCTGCTCGATCGTCGCCGCCTCACGATCGGAGTCGATCTTGGCTTGCTGGCCAAAGCTCTTGGTCGCCTGAGAGCCGCTTTCCAGCAAGCCGGCGATGCCTTGGGTAATCATTCCCTCTTCGACTTTGGTGGTAAGGCCAAAACCCTTGTCCATAATCTCATTGTCGCTCATGCTGTTAATTTTTTCACGTTCAGCCTTGAGCTTCTTCATGCGCCGGCTCGACTCGTTGATTGCGTTATCCAGCTCCTCTGTTGTGTACTCGTGCCCCTTTTCATCAGTCACTTTGCCGCCCTGTTTTCTGGCGGTTTCAGCCAGTCCGATGTATCGATTGCGCAGCCGCTCCTGCTGCTCGGTTTGCTGGCGATTCAGACCGAGCATCCGCGACCGTCTGGCATTCGGATTCTCTTCGTCCTTCCCGCTGATTGCATCCGCCGCGGCATTCCAGGCTTTCTCCATCAGAACCGGCACTTCCGCCACGAACGCGCCGAGCATGCCCTTCATCTTCTCGATCGCCAGCTTGACGTGCAGGACCATCAACTCCCACGTCAACTGCCAGTTGGTGCTAAGCAGGCTAAACTGGTTGAGCAGGCCGGTGACGCCCTTGAATGCGGCATCAACAGCGGTGTTCACCGGATCCATCGAGAAGCCGTCCACGATCTTGCTGATCACGGTCGCCACAGACTCGAATACCTGACTGGCCGTGCGCTTCAGGTTGTTCCAGATGTTCACGACGTAGACCCACCAAGTCGACCACTCCTCCCGGTTGCGAGCGATCAATTGAGTGATCCACTCCCAGGTCGATGCAGCGGTTTCGGCGATGTAGTTCCAGGCGCCTGCCGCGACATTCTGAATCTCTTCGTAGGTCGGAATGTACTCGGTGACGAAAGCGATGCCTTGCGCCAGAATCGGGTACATGGCATTCCAGGCCGCCAAAGCGGCGTTCTTCGACCGCTCCCAAGCGGCGGCAACCCACTGCTGAATCGCCTGTCCGTACTGGGCGACAAACTGGGTGCCACGGTGGATCATCGTTTCCGCGTAAGTGAAAAAGCTGACCAGGGCCGCCCTGATTGTCTTAACGGCGCTGACAACGGCATCGGAGTTGATGAAATCGAGGAAGTCCTTCGCGCGATTCTTGGCGAAGCCGAAGATCGGCCCGCCCAGCTCGCGCTTGATCTGGGACATGCGGTCCTGGATGTTCGACTGAATGCCGGCGAACGTCTTCGACTGCTCGCTCATCATGCCGCCGTACTTTTTGCGCAGGCCAGCGAAGAAAGTCTCCAGGATGGCGTCGATCTGCATCGTGCCGCCTTGGACTTGCTTCTTCACCTCCGGCACGCTCTTGCCCATCTGCTCGGCCATGATCGCCCAGAACGGGATGCCAGCATTAGAGAGCTGGAGCACTTCTTGCCCCATGACCTTGCCAGCGTCCTTCATCTGCTTGACGGCGTAGATGATGCGTTCCATGGCCACGTTAGGACCAAGCGAACTGGACGAGGCCGCCCCGCCCAAGGCTTCCATGATCGAGTTTTCGCCGACCATCTTCGCCGGGTCGAAGCCGGCCTGGATGAGCTGCTGCACGCCTGGAAACAGGGTTTCCAGCGTGAACGGCGTTTTGATCGCGTACTTCTCGATTTCGCGCATCATCGCGCGGGCCTGGCCGGCGCTGCCCATCACGACTTTCATGCTGGCCGCGAAGCCCTCGAACTGAGCATTCGTGCGAATCAGCTCATTACCCAGCGAACGAATGTCCGTGACCAGCCCGCTAAAGCTGGTCGGCAAGTTGACCGCGGCCAGCATGGAGCCCATCGTGGACTCGACCGCATTGCGAATGCGGCCCATGTCACGCTTGATGTTCTCCTGGATGCTCACCAGGATCGATGCTTCGCCGAGCCTTGTGTCGTATCCCACTTAATGAGCCTTTCGCGACTGCTGGGACCGCTGATAACGCTGGGTGACAGTAGACGGCCTCCGCGTCGGCGGCGGCTTATTGCCTTGCTTTTTCTGCTGAAAATCAGCGGCTTCTGCGCGGCTCATTTTCTGGGTGCGACTACTCCCCTTGATCGGCTTGCCAGGGAACATGGGAACGTTGATCTTGTCCGGCTCCATCGTGAAGATGATGAGCTGGTAGGGCGTCCAAAGTCTGACTTCCTGGATCGTCTTGCCGTGGCCGCCAAAGTCCGGCGCCATGCAAGCGATCGCGACTAGGTGTGGCCAGTTCACCCGGCTGCCGGAACCGCCTCGATCGGCTGATTCGTCGGCGGCGTCGGTGACTGGCCAGAGGAGTTTCCCACCGCATCCAGTCCGTTGATCTGTTGCTGCTTGTCGCGCAGGTCGCGAAACTCGGCAGTGTTTTTCGATCCCTCTTCGACGATGTATTCCTTCACGGCGGCGAACGTGAACCGTCCGGGATACACCCGCTCCAGCGGCGTCCAGACGCTCATGGCCATTCCCTCGATGTCATGCTCGATAAAGCGAAGCACGACATCCGGGTCGATCGCAAACGCCTCGGCGGCCGACTTGACGGCCTGTTCCCAGCGACGATCTTGTTCGGCGGGCGGGAAGTAATGCAGTGACTTGGCGGCCAATTCCAGCGGATTCGCCCGCCGGCTGTTCATCCAGTGGCCAATCGTCGCAATGTCATCCATGACCATTGGCGGCATTACGACTGTCTGTCCAGCAATGGTGACGGGCACTCCCGCGCCGAGTGCCAAACCTAAAGCAGTGCTCACTAAGCCCTCCAGGTGAGTTGTGGACTCACTTCACGCCAAACGAGACGGCGATCAGGTGTCGGTCCAGGCCAGATGCGAAGTCCAGGTGGCTTCCCAACCAACGATATCTCCGGTGTCGATGTCAACCTCGAAGCTGAGGCCGTCGATCTTGCAGGGGTAGCTGGTGGATTTACTGGCGGTCAGGTACTTGGACAGCGTGACCGCATCGCCGTCATCCATGTGATCCGTGATCGGATCAAGGGGGTCGTATTTGCCGCGGACGGTTCCACTGGCTCGCTTGGTTCCCACGACCGCAGCCTGGAAGCCGTCCGTCGTGTTCGCCGCGTAGGTGTGGACTTCGGGTTTTCGATCCACGTCGAAGCCAGTGACTTCGACGATTTCAGACGAACCAATTTTGACTGTCGAACCAGTTGAGGAAACGGCTCCAGATGACATGCCGCGAACTCCTTTGTTTCAAGAGGAAATTCGCGAGCGTGAAACGGCCCCCACGTCGTTGGTTGTTCGAGTTGTTATCGCCCGGTCAGCGCCTTGCGCCGGACGACGAGGTATTCAATGGCTGCTCGCCCTACCTTTTTGTCGTCGATCGTCATTTCTTCGGCTTGCCTACGCTTGCTGGTCATCGAGCCGTTGGCGATCGTCAAGACCGCCGCGTCAATGACGCTGGCGGCCTCGGCCATGGCAGCGCCAGCCTGCTCGATTGTCTCGTGGTAAAAGTGGACCTTGAATTCATGCCGCCAGTATTCCGACGACGTAGTTGTCAGTGTTCGCCGGTTGTCGATGCTCTCGAACACGGCGTAAGGGAAGGTTACTTCCGAGCCATCGGTGTTCTGTTTGGGGCGCTCCCCAAAAAACGGCCCGTCGATGTCCGACAGTCCGCTCACGTCGTCCCAAGCTACTTTGACGGCTGCAAAAACGTCAAGGGATGATGTATCGGGCATTTAGCGTCGCCTCCGGCCAAAGCAGCCCATAATCTGGCCAGCGGCCATGAACAGCGAGCGGGTCAGGAATGGCCGCGTTTTCTCGACAAACGGCGCGTGCTTGGCGTCGGCGTACAGCGACAACGTGAGCTTGGAGCGGTTGACGGTGTATCGCGTGCGGCGTTGCAGCTCGCCGGTACGGCGGTGCGGAAACTCGCCGGGCATGCTGGCGGGCGGGAACGGCGTCGACAGATTCTTGCGAAGCTGGCGTAAGGCGACCTTCCCCGCGTCGTCAAGCCGATTGGCAATCTCACGGCGAATCAGGTATTCCGCCGGACGGAGCTTCCAGTAAAACTTGGCCGCGAAGGATAAAAGGGTAAGTCCAGTTGAATTGACCCCGATCTGCGATTTAGCCATTAGCCGCCTCCAGCCGTCCCTTGTCCTCTTCGAATTCCGCGATCCACAACATCGGGGTCGCCACGCCGGGCCGGCCTTCGTCGTAAGCCCCCAGCAATCGCAAAACGTGGACGGTGCCCGCGGCATCGGTCCAAGTGAAGTGTGAATCGTACTCCAGCGATGGATTCGAAGAAAAGAATGCCATGTGCGTCGCGCGCTGGTCGCGAGCCTTGAAGCCCAGCGATTCGGACGCCGAGACAGTCTGCATGAGACAGGTTTTGTTGCTGGCGGTCCCTGGCGTGTACGCCACGCCCATCGCCGAGCCGACCGAGACGGCGATCGGCTTTTCAACGAGCGTGTGACCAGTGCAGAGTGATGCGATGCTCATGTCGGTTAGCCGAACAATCGGCCCCAATCCCGGTAGTGTTCTAGAATGTGTTGTGATTCAGGGCAGATCAGTTGCGGAGCGCCTAGCGAGGAAAGGTTCGTGGCATACGAGCCCGACCATTTGCCGATCGACTCCGAAGTCAGCGGCCCGGCTCCCTGGTTCTGTGCTCCATGCTTGACCTTCCAGAACTCGGTGGCGATCGACTTGATTACAGCCAGCCGAATGTCTTCGGCCCACTCCATGAGCTGATCCGCATCCCAACCGCCGTAATAGAGCACTTTCACGCTGCGCGGTTCGCGCGGCCAGTAGCCGCTGCGAAACAGCACGCCGGAGTGGCAGATTTTCGTGCCAACATCGCCTGACACGTCATACTCGCTGTCGGTGTCTGGCCAGTAGTCACTGCCAAACGTCAGCAGGCTCGATGCCGGAAAGGCACTGCTGGGGTGGTGGCCGGCGTTGGCGCCAGTGTCCTCGTAGACTTCCATGCCCGTTGAAATGACGGGCGCATGCGTGAGCTGCAAACGGTCGCTGCCGGCGACGCCCATACTGGCGACCGCGCGGCCGTTCTCGTACTCGAAATCAGCCAGGCGGTTGTCGAGTTTCAGGTCATCGCCAACTGGCAGATATTCGACATGCCGGCGACGGCCAAGCTCTTTTTGGATGTAGTTTTGCAGCGCACGCTCTACTGGGCGGTGGATCAGTGAAATCAGCTCACGCTCTGCTTCCGTGACAGACGTGCTCTTGCCAATATAAATCAGAATTTCGTCGATCGTGACGAGCATGAATTCACCGCTTAACTGATTGATCGAGTGACATCCGCTGAGACGATGAATTTGCCAGACGTTAGAGTACCTACACTGCCGCCAGACCGCAGAACCTGGATGTCGTAAATGTATTGCCCCGGATCAAGCTCTGCGGTAGCCGCCTCGTCGATTGCGATCGTGACATCGCCACTGGCTGCGCTGTCGACTGTAATTGAACCATTGCCGCTGGTTGTCGTACTCCCGTTCAGCCGCAGCAACCCGCCAGATTCGGTGATCTGAATCGTCGCCCTGGTATCGGCCTCTCGCTCTTGCTTTTTGACGGTAAACCAGAGTGTAGAACGGTCAGCAATCGACCCCAGCCCGGTGATCGAAATGCTGGCCGTGTCGCCGCGCGTGATCGTAATGTTATCGCCCTCGACCGTCGCGGCCGTCGCGGCGGCCGAGCTGGTGAGCGTGCGGGTGGCGTAGGCCCATACCGCGGCGGCGATGGCGGCGGCGGAAGACAGAGCGGCGATGGCCGTGTTGATCGTTTGTAACAGCAAGCCAAACGTGCCGGCGGTGGTGTGATCGGTGGTTGCAGCATCCCAAACGGCATCTTCAATTTGCGTGTCCGTCAACAGCGTCCTTTCCGCGCTCCCGCTCCAATCCAGCGTGCCCACCCCTACCTGCTCGTCGGTGGTCGCTGGCGATCCCCCGGCCCGCTGGAAAATAGGAACGTCGGCCAAGCCTTCTGGCAGGTCCGGTACGTCGGCGCTAAACAGTCCGAATCCGTCGTGCTCCGTGAGCGTAATGGCATAGGTGGCGATATTGGCAGCAACGACAGCCTCGTAGGCTGTGCCGTTCCAGATTTCGGCCGACGTGTTAGTGATGTGCGCGTAAAGATTGGTGCCGGTCAACTGCCGCGCCCAAAATCGTAGTTTGGCCATGTCAGTCCTTCACGGTCCACTCGACCAGCGTTGATTTCAGTTCTTCGATTCTCGCCGCGATGGTTTGCAACTCCTGCTGCTGCTGCACTAGCGTCACTTCGCGGTGATGCTGCTGCTTCGTCAATAACTCAATCTCCCGCTCGATGGCGGCGCGCTGCTCGTCCACCAGCTTCTTGCGGCGTTCGTCGGGAGTGGGTTGGGGGGTTGGTTCGTCGGTCATTTAGTAGTCGCCGCCTTCCTCCAACTTCGCTTCCAGTGCTGCAACCCGACGTTTCAGTTGGTCGATTTCGTCCTGTTGCTTTTGCAGCATCTTCGCTGCCTCGAATTGCACTGGCTCCTGCTGTGTAATACTGGACTGAAAAGGCGCGGTCGTTGAGCGGATAACAATGCTCGGCACGTCGTTCGTGAACGATGGGTCGGACAACGGCAAGTCACCAGCTGGCATCAGATTGGCGGTCTGTGGCGTGCTGCAAAGTTTCAAACCACCAGACGACGGCGAAAGATTCAGCATCACGGAATTGCCTTCGATTTTTAACATGTGTTCTCTCCTGGTTGTCTGCCCCAGGTAAAAGTTCCTACTTCGCCACCCGCAACAGCGCCTGCTTTACGGTCAGCGGCTCGAAGCCAATAACCGGCCTGTCCAGCACGCTCAACAACTGCTTCGCCGCCGCCACGGCTGCCAGCGTTTCGTCTAGCTTGGCCTGTGCGTCCTCGCCGTCGCCAAAGTCGTCCAGTTGGACACCGCTCCAGAGTTCCAGCTTGCCCAGCGCGATTTGCGCGTTGGCTGCCAGTTCCACTTGCTGCTGCGCAAATTTCGCCAGTTGTGGCAAGATGGCTTGGCGGTCTGCTTGTCGATGTGCGCTCATTTTCGTTCTCCTGTTGGTTGTTGGTTACGTTACTGTCGTGATCGACTCTGTGCCGTGCGGTCGGTTTAGCGGGTCGTGTTCACGCACGGCCCGCGACTGTTTTGTTACCAAGATGCGATTGGCACCCGCTTCCATGTGTCCGTTGCCGTGCAGACGTAGATGAATCCGCTGTCCCAGCAAATGTCACCGGCGTTGCCAGTTGCCGATGCACTGGCTGGCGTCTTGGCGGTTCGCAGCCGCAGCACGTCGCTGTTGATGTCTAGTAGTGCCGTACCGCTTGTGTCGCCGATAATAACCCGTCCGTCGTGGTCGATGTTCAGGCGGTCTGCGCCGGCCGTGATGTCAAAGACGCGGAACTTGCCGCTGTCGCCAGCGCCGCCCGTGCCTGCTCCGAAAAACCATTCGCGGTCACTGCCCCGCGTCGTTTTCAGATAGACGACGGCGTCGCTTTCGCCAGATACTGGTTCAATAATGACTTGTGCAAAGTACGGAGAGCCGACCGCATCCATCTTGAGATGCAGTGGCGACAGTGGTGTCACGCTGCCGATGGCAACGCGCCCGTTCTGCACCGTCAATATGTCGATTAGCGTCTGCGCCGTTGACCCGCTCGCACCCGCAACCGTCGATTGCAAGATCACGCTGGCAGGCGTGGCGTTGCCGGTGGACTGGCCAGGGGCTAGGACGAGATTCGAGCCTGCCGCGTTGCTGCCGGAGCCCGGCTTGCCGAGTAGGGACCGCAGCATCAGGTCGCGGACGCTGCCGGCCGTGCCGTTGTTGATTTCGACCACACCAGCGGCGTTGCGGGCAATGGCAGTGTCAGGGAAAGTGGCTCCGATGATGCCTCCCCAAGCAAACATCCCGCTCTCTGGTCCGCGAATCCAACCTGACCCATTCACTTCCCATATACCAGTCACCACCCCATCTCTTGTAGAAGCGGACCCAATAACAAGATCAGCACCACCGCCCCCGATATTCGTTACAAGCCTAATGCCTGTGGCTGCAATGTTTAAATAACCGGACTCGCTAGTGACTAGCCCTCTAGTTCCATCGTGGCTGATCTGCACTTCATCCGTGCCGGCTACCCCGCCAATCTGCCGCGCGATGAACGTCCCCAGCGAAATCACATCGCCTGCTGTGGCGTGAGACGTGCCGCGTAGCGTCAGATCCTCGCCACTCGCCGTGCCGCCAATCAGCGTCTGCCCGCCAGCGCGGCCCGCCAACAGCGCTACCGTGGAGTAGTCGCTGAATTGCGACAGCCTGCTAGGAATGAAGGTAATTGCCATTGGTGCCCCCTACATCTGCATTCCAGAGGTCGCAGAAGTCGTTTCGAGGTACAGCGAATTGCCTGCGCCGGATGCTGGGATAGCGGATGAAATTGGATCTGCGGCGACAATCTTCCCCGGCGTGCCTGTCGGATTGCTTGCCATGACCATGTTGCCGCCCGCTGCCGGCGACCCGTAGATCGTCTGCCCATCGGCGAACGGACGAATGCCATCGGCGGTCTGATACCAAACTGCGGGGGAACCAGGCATGGGTTATGTCTCACGAAAGGCAGGGAAACTTGATATTCTGCAAAGTGGTGAGGGGGTGAGCATGGGCTGTTAGTTGGTGCCGGACGACCTGTTGCGAGCCAGTTGCTGAACGTCGTGCTCAATGCGCTCGATGCGGCTTTCGAGGGCACTCTGCCGCTCGATCATGCCGGCTTGCTGAACTTCAATCCGAGCCAAAATATCCGTTTTCGTTTCCAGCTTGGTGAGCACAACCGCCATCTGAGACATCGTGTTCTCAGTAACGGCGATGCGCGTTTGCATATTGAGCCCCCACCAGGCGAACCCACCAGCGGGAGTCATTGCCAGCGAGGCCAGCGTAATCCACTCCGCAGCGCCAAGTTTTAATTTGCCGTTGCTGGAAGTCACTTCGCTGCCCTCCTGGCAAAGAGCCGATCGAACTTGACCAGGCGTCCCCTCCCCGCCGCGAGGCGTGCCAAACCGGAATCCCTGGCTGGCTGGTCAAGCTGATCGGCAATGTCAAGCAAACTCTGGCGCTACTTGGTTGCCGGCGCAGGCGTTACGGCCGCAACTGGCTCTGCCAATGGCGGCTCCGGCGCGGGCACAAAGCCGTTGTCTTTGAGCTGGGTCAACAGCCAGGGCCGCAGCTCGTTATCCTTCGCCAGATAGGCCAGCATTTTCTTGAAGACGCCTTGCAGCTCGCGGACGACGTTTTCCTTATTGGCGAACGCTTTCACGGCCGAGCGAAGCTCGTGCAGCATGCCGCTGTAATCGCCAACAACATAGTTGCGGACGAATTCGGGCGTGCGAACGAACCCCCAGTTGGTGAGCACTTCGAACAGGTCCATGCCGGCCTTGCGGCGCTCCTCGATCTTGTCATCGACGCGGAACAGCATCTTGACGACCAGGAACGTACAGGCGACCGCCAGGGCAACCATCACGCCGTCTTGCGGAGTGACCGCAATGTCAGCAAGCAGAAAAGGATTCATGTGATTTCTCTCCAGTGGTGTCAGGTGTATCTGCCGCGATCAACCGCCAGAGCGGTTACATCTTCACGCGGTTTTTGGTTTCCAGATAGGCGGCAATAGCTGCCGTGATCAGCGAGGCAATCGCCGCCAAGCCGAGCACGTTGGTTGGCTCTTCGGCCGGCGGCGTCGGTGCCAGCGGCTGTGGTCCGATGTCCGGGATGACTGGAATAGGATTCGGATTTGGATTCGGCTCCGGCGTCGGCGTTGGCGCCGGGTCAGGCCGCGGGCAGGGTCGGCCGAGCGCGTTGCGAATCATGGCCACCAGGGCTTGCGGCGAATCAGGGATATTGTGCGACGCGCACTTGAAAACCACCTTGCCATGGTTGCCGTACTGGTCCGGGCCTTGCAGCATGATGGCTGGAAACTGATTTTCAGGGACCGCAGAGGCAAACCGCGTGCGGTACATGGCCAGTGCCGGAGTGTAGTGGTTCCAATGCGTCTGCGCTTTAAGACTGGCCAGCGACGTATCGCTTTGGAACCAGCTCAGCATCACACGCTCTTGCGGCGTCGGATTGGTGTTGGTGAAGACAGTCAGGTAGTACGACTGGCCGTCTTCGGGCAGTTCGATGACGCGATCGGAAATCAGGCTATTGGCGGGCAGATCGAGCGCAGGCAATTGCAATTGCTGCCGCGGCTGCTGCTGTTGAATCTGGCTGGCTGCTTGGGCGTCGTTGTTCTGCTGGTAGTCGCGGACCAAGAACAGCGATACGGTCACGCATAGCGTGGCGATCGCCGCGTGAGTGAACGATACTTTCATGTGATTCCCTCCACAGTTGAAGATGGACATTGCCGGCCTGGCGTCTACAGCCATGGCCTGGGCGGTGCGGGAGAGTAAACGGGTGTCAGCGCGAAGCCCCCGAATCCTTTCCATTTACTGATGAACGTCTCGCGGTCGACGTACTCGTGCTCCTTAATGTGATTGTTGTCCAGCAAAATCGCTTGGCGTCCGTCTTCGGTCCAACCGAAGAAGCAGATCGAATGACTTGGCTTGTAGAAAATCGTCGCCCCGCGTTTAGTCCTGCTGCACCAATCGAGAAAACCAACGTCGCCCTCAGTCGTGTAGGCGAATCGCAACCCCGCTTTCTCGCACTTATTGATCAGTCCGCCAGATGACTCGCCGCCGTGATACGTCTCGCGCCACCAGGCGGCCAAGTCTTCCATGCCCTGCCAGCGCATGATCATTTCAGTGCTGGCGTGGACACACGAGCCGCCGGAATAGTTCTTCATCCGCAGCTCGTAGGGCAGATCGACCGGCGGCACGCCAGTCCACGGATAGTCGCCGTAGCAGGTGCCAGGCGAATTGACGTAGGCGGCGTCGCTATAGGCCAGCGGACCAGAGCCGGTGCGAATCGTGCAGCCGGCAGCGAAAACGATCGCAATGATCGCCAGCGTGGCGAGTGGCTTCATGGACAATCCTCCTTGATTGGACCCGGCACCGGCGTCGTATCCGGTGAAAAGGGCGGTTGCGGTCGCTGGTAATTGATGGCTGGCGCTGGGCACTGGCCGTCCGGGCAACAGCCGTCAGGGCCGCATTGCTGGGCTCCAGGAGTGCGAACCGTGCAGCCACCAACGGCAAGCAAGACCATCATCGCAGCGATCATTTGTTTCATTTGTCGCGATCCTTTTTCCACGGCACTTGAAAGTGGATGTAGTGATCGTGCCGCTGGGCGTCGTAGTGGTGGTGGTGGTCGTGGCCGTGCTGGTGCGTGGCCTTGCAGCCGCGACCCTGACAAACAAACAGACAGGCGACAGCCGCCAGGACCAGTACGATCATCAGGTTGCTTGTGTCTCGTTCCATCGCGCTCTATCGCCGAACTGGCGACTCACATCCTCGGTTTCAAGGGCTTGGTTCTGGGCGGTTCGCTGGCCTCGCGAGCACTACAACCCAACATTTTCGGCCACGAGTATCCTCTGCCATCGCACAGCCGAATTGAGTGAACTCAGGGTCGAGGATAGTCGCCTTATGGCCAGGTGATTGCAGCCAGCCATTGATAACGCTGATTGGTGTCTCGAAATCGCCGGCTACGACTTCACCAACCTTGCTTGCCGGATAGCCAGCGGCGCGCACGCGATCGGCAGGCCAACTTCCGCCTTGGCCTTGGTGTCCGAGCCTGCCAGTGCTGGCCATCCATTTGGCAAACTGGTCGGCGGCGGCCGTGAGCTTCTGGTCGCTAAACAGATAAAGGCAGTTGTTTCGGCTGCGCAATCGAATGCCGAGCCGGATTTCCAGCTCTGTCACTGGATCGTCGACATGGATGTCGAGCGGGTCGTTCCAGTTGGGCAGTTGGTTTGGGAGTGGGGCTGGCGGCGGCGCCACGCTGGGCGGCGTGAGATTGACGCCTGGCCTGCGAGTCATCGCCAGGGGCTCTCCCGTCTTGATGGTACAGCCAGCGACAACGAGCACGAAAAGCAGGCGACCGACAAAGCGGCACGTCTCGTAGGCAATCGCGCTCCAGTGAAGGCCGTTGATGATGCTGGTAAGTCGATCCATGTCGAAAACTCGCTGAAAAGTCCTGTTGCCCGCCAAAAAGCCGCTAGTTTTGTAGTTCGACTACGCTTTTTTCGCCTAGCTTTTGGCCAGTGGTTTTTCGCTCGGTGCAGCGACATGGCTTCTGACAGTCGCATGACACGACGCAAAGGCAGGCCCCGCCGCCGCCGTCCTGGTGAATTCGCGGCTCGGCCTCCAGGGTGATTGGTTCGGTCGAGTGAACGGTCAGCTCAGTATTGGACTTGCCCAGATAGGTGTACCGCAGTTCTCCGCGGCTGTTGTATTCCCAGCGATACATGTTGCCAGTGCGGAACGCCGCACCCGGCCAGGCCGGAGAGAGCGGCGCGATCGTGAACCCGGTGACGGGCTGCCACTTGACTTCGTTGGAAGCCTGGATCGAAGCGGCAATCATCAATCCAATCCAGATGCCGGCGAAAACAAAGTACATCGCTCCAGCGATATAACGAGCCATTTCAGTCAACTCCATCGAGGGTGAACGCATATCTCCAGAGCATGCTGTGGGACAGGTCGCCCGGCTCTGTAATGCGGTCGGAAATGTTGGGAACGGGGTCGATTTTGCCGCCCAGTCGGGCGGACGTGCTGACGGCGAATGAGCAGAATTTCGGCAGCCACGAGGGGTCGCCGATGTCATCCATTTCCGGCTTGATGAACAGCCGGACAAACGGCAGATGCAGCAGCGCGGCTGAGTAGATTGCGGTCCATCCGTAGGGCTCGCCAACGGAGTGAGTGAACATGTGCCGCACTGCGCCCGCGCGGTCGTATTGGTCTTCGAATTCCTGTCGGACGCGATACACGTCCCAGCGGCCAGGGTGATCTTTGACTTGGCTCCGCAAGCTGACGCAGCGGCCGCCAACGCCTTCGCACATTTCCATCACCGCGGGGATGCCGTTCCAGACGCAATACATGGCCGCGTGGCTGTAGATCGAGCGGCTGGCTGTGCGAATCAGCTTGGAGAACGAGAAGACTCCGTAGCCACGAAACAGCAGCAAGTCGCCGTCGGCCATGTGATCGACGGCTTTCGCGAGCGACATGCTGTTGGTTTCAGGTGACACGGCAGTCCTATTTGCAGATGAGTGATTGCCTCCCGGTCCCACTGCACGCCGGGCAGGTCGCCTCGACCTTTTTGCTTGGATCGACTTGCGACTTGTAAATCAGCTTCCCCTTGCCGCCACAGGACTCGCAAGGTCGCCTGGGTTGCTGATTCTCCATGACGATCACTCCATCGACTGTTAGCTGCCCGCACGTCTTCCAGGCGCGGTCGACGTGCGGGCTGCGAGTGGGGGCTTCACACACTCGCGACTGCTCTTGAATCACTTTCCGCCGCCAGAACCGGCCGGCTCTTTCCTGGTGGTCGTGGCAGGAACTTCAACGCGGTCGGTCCAGCGCTGATCTTCAGGCTTGTGCAGCTTTCCCAGCGCGCCCTTGCGTCGCTTGCCAGGCAGCTTGCGGGCCTCCTCCGATGACATCAGTTCGCCGCTAACGACGCGGGCATAGCCAGCCTCGACCGTGCGCGCCATCTCGTACAGCCAGGTCTTGATTTCGTCCTGGCTCATGTTTTCCTTGACCGACTGCGGCCAGGGCTTGGTGGGCGAAAAGAACGACGGATACTGAGACATGATCGGCTTGATCTTCTCCCAGATCGCGTGCCCCTCCGGCGTGCCGCCGTCCTTGGGCTCGGCCAGCGGGTCAAAGACCACGCCTGTTTTCTTGTCGACATCCAGGCTGATATGAATGCCTGGAATGAAATGGACTGTCGAAATCGCCTTGAGTGATTCCGCCTTGTCCTTTTGCGCCACGTTGGCGGTGTCCCAGCGGCCACGCAACCGCCGCATGAGCGGCTTGAACGTGTGGCTTTCATTGCGAGGACCGGCAATCTCGATCACAACTTTCATGCGTGAAACCCCCAGATGGAAAACAGAAGCAAAATAGGTGGATCAGAAGCTCCTGGCCCGAAGCGTCGCCAAGCACTTCGCCAGGATGTCGACGTTTTTTTGCCGCAGCTTATTCAGTCGACGCTCGCGGTCGCCTTGTTTGGTCGTGTCGCCTTCGGGCACCGGAACCGGCAATTCGATGGCCCAGACCCAATCGATCAAGCCACGCTCATTGACGTTGACGTTGCCCGGATCGTTGTCGCGCGCTCGCCACGGCTCGGCGGCTGGGACGATACCAAGTTCGATGGCGCGAGCATTCGCAGCCTCGGAGAACTTCTTGATGCTGATGGCCGACGCCCCCAGCAGCCAGATTCGGATCAGATTCTCGTTTGCTTGATTCATGGTCGAGTGAGTTGAAAAACGGCTGGCGCCGGCCGATGGAAAAACCGGCGCCAGCCTGTGCAGCGACTTCCAGACCCCGCAGCCGGAAGTGGCAGGTGAATTAGGACTGCATATCGGTGATGCGGTAGCCCGCGCCACCCAGTTCCAGTTGACCGCCGAAGCGCGCCCGCAAGATGATCATGCGGGTGTTGCGACGAGCCAGATCGGCATCCTCGGTGACGACGCGAATGCCGAAACCGCTGCGCCGATACATGCGATAACGGTTCATGCAGAAGAAACCGGCGTCCGCATTGTCGATCGATTCGTTGATCTTGTGCGGATGGCCCAGCAGCTCGTAGCTCTCGTGGTCCATGCCGAACACGCGGCGAGCGTCCGAAGCGCCAACCGGAATGCCACGAGCGCGACTGTAGGTCGTCTCGTTGGTGATATATACCGAACGAGCACGGCCTGCCTCGGTGCGGAACTCCTTCTTGACGCCAAACAGCAGCGCCTCGTAATCGTCGATTTCCGGCGGGCCAACAGCGCCGTTTTCGCTGGTCGTGGTGGTGACGGCGCTCGACACAAACAAGCCTTCCGGCCGATCGGTGCCGTTGCCACTCGTGACTACGTTGTCCAGCTCCTGTTGGAAGCGAACACCATAGCGATCGACCAAGGCATCGCCAATTGCGACCGGGCTGTCGGCCTCGAAGTCCAGGCCGGACTCGATCGCGCCGGTGATCGGATGGATGTTCGTATCGAACGCGGCAATAAAGGCGTCGGTGTCGAACAGGCCGATCGACGTGCCTTCCGAAACGCCCCAGGAGAGCGTCGGGTTGCCGATCGACACACCTTCGATGCGACGCCGGGTGACGTTTCGCACCGTGACCAGCGGGTAGATTTCGCCAGTCAGCAGCGGCGTGAAGATAACCAGATCGTCGAACTCGATCGGCACAGCTTCCAGACCGCCGGAGAGCGTGTCATCGAGCAGCGTCTTGCGATGCAGCTCGTTGTGAATGCGATTGCCCTTCGACCAGAACTGCGCTTCCTCGCCTTTGTCGTCCGCGCCGACCGGACCCACGAACTTGCATTCGTGGACCGCGTACTGGCAGAGCTGCCAGTCCTCTTCGGTCATCCGCATGGCGGGCGGAATGGCCTGACGGTGAGCGTTGCAGCTCTTGTTGACCATCAGCTTGAACCAGGCGCCGGCGATGGCCTTCTGGCGATCGCTGGGCACGTCCAGGCGGCGCGGCGCGATATCGCAGTTCTCGTCGATGCCCACGCCGGTCATCACCGGGCGACCGGAGAATTCCTTACGGAACATCTGGTCGCGGCCGCGGTACATGTCCCAGGTCGCCCCGGTGCGAGAATCGTCGAAGCGCTCGACGATCGACTTGACGCGCACGCGAGCCTCGTCGTTGTACTCGCCCAGCGCGCTGCCGGCCATGGCGTAAGCCTTGCGGCCCAGCCCGGTCGAAGCATCGGCCCCGTCGCCGCCGGCCGGCTGCGCCTTGGTGATCGTGGTCAGCATCTTCTCCTCGAACTTGCTGAATCGATCCTCCATCCGCTTGTCCAGGTCCGAGAAAAATTCCTCGCGGGCCTGCGCGTTCGGGGTGACGGTCAATTCCTTGACCTTTTTCGGCTCCAGCTTCTCATCGAGAATCGCCGTCTGGACCGCCTCGCGCACGGCAGCGTCGTCCGCGTCGGCAGCCAGACCGAAGTTGGCGACCATGTGCTGTTTCAGTTGCGGTGTGACCTTTAACACGTTCAAACCTCCTTGAAAGAACCGCGACTTTCACAGGGTCGCGAGCTGTTGGCAAAAAACGCTCTTTAATTCAGCAGCGGCTCCAGCGGTTCAAGCTGCTGTTCAACGGTTTTAATCGCATCGAGCAGAGCGCTGCCGGCCAGGGCGGCAGCCTCTTCGTCGGCCATGAACAGGGCCGCGCAAGTTTTGCGAGTCAGTTGCTCCAGGCTGTCCGAAGCGATCGGCGCGAGCGGTGCGCCCAAGCTGGCCAGGGCCTTCGTGACAACCTGGGGCTTGATTTCGACCGCTTCGGGTGTTCCCGTCCATGCCGGCAGACCGGCATCGTTCATCGCCCACGACGAGCGATAGCAGGCGTGCTTGCCGCCGTGGTAGATGCAGAAGATCGCCGAGTCAGCAAACGTGGCGACCATGCTGGCCCCATCGTCGTAGCTCGGCAGATCGGTTGCGCCGCTAGCGCATAAGTGAGACACCGCCGTCCGGCGCAGTTTGTGGGCGACCCACTCGAAGGAACCTTCGAGATAGTCATCCATGATGCCGTACATGCCTTTGGTCGACAGCTCGCCGGACGACTTGGCGACCAGCGCGTCGAGCGACTTGCGGTAAACAGGCACTTCGGACGGATCGAAGTTGGCCAGATCGATCAACGACTGGCCCACTGCCCGTAGCTTCCCCTTGGTTTCCAGCGAGATTTCGCTGCTCTTGTTTTTATTGCAATCGCAGGTGCCGTCTGGCTTCATGCCGGGACAGCCGCCGGGCCTCTTTTTCTTGCGGCGCTTTTTGGCGGTTGCGGTCGTTTCCGGCGGCGTGGCCTCCGTGCCACCGGACGTGTCGTCATCGGCCAGCATCTTGCCAGCCAGGTCCGCGCCGGAAACTTGTGTCGGTCGCTGGTCGAAGATGTTCTTCGCCCAGGCTTTGACCATTTCGTGTTGCAGCATGCCGCGGCTGTGAGCCGTGGCCAGGCCGTCGAATTCCTTCGTGGCCCAAACGCTGCCTTCACCCGCGTAAACATCGAGCACCCGGCCATCAGAGTTGGCCGGGATCGAGCACAGCGTTCCCTCGTACACGTTGGCCTTTTTGACGTGCCAGCCGATGGGAATCTGCTGGCCGTTCAAGCCTTTCTTGAAACCGCGCGGCTCGAAGTCGCTGGGGATAAATCCATGGCTCATCCGCAGCGCCTTCATCCGCGTGAGCACGGCGGCATCGCGGCCCAACTCGGTGTCGGCAATGGCAAACTGACACTTGACCCACTTGTCGTTCTGGTCGAGCAGTTTGACGTGCCGGCCGATCGGCTGGAGCTTGATGTGGTGCCATAACAGCGGCATATCCACGTCAATCGCCAGACCCTTCGACTCCAGGACATCGCCGTCCCGGTCCAGATTGGACGAGGACAGGATGCCGTCGAACATGAGGATCGCGCCATCCGGCAAGTCGCTGCCGTCGCGCAGCGACTTGATCCGCATGTCCTCATCGCCCCAAGTGAGGCGCGAGGCAGCTTCGGCAATTTCCTTTTGCCACAGATCGCCCGACGCCAGATTAAAAATCTTGGTCGGGCACAGCGCGCTCTCGCCCTGGCCGAAGCATGGCAACAGGCCGCCGATGTCGCGAGCGGCCGTGCCGATGCCCCAGAGCGCGTCGCGCTCGCCGAGCGATTTCAGGATGGCTTCAATGTCGAGCTTCATTTGTGCGACTCACCTACTGGCCAGCGTTCAGTCCAATCGCTCCCGGCGGCCAACTCGGTTAGTTGACCTTAACCATCGACAACTGGGCCTCCTTGACCGTCACGTCGTTGCCCGAAGCATCGACAGCGATGACCATCAGTTCGACGTAATCGTCGATGGCCAGTTCCAGCGGCCAGTTGCAGATCGACAGGCTCTGCGGCAAGTCGACCGCCGTGTGGTTCATCAGTGCCTTGGTGCCAGTGACGATCGTGCCGTTCTTGGCCAGCGCGATGCCCACCTGGCCCGCGGCGTCGCCCGACGTGCCCGACAGGTCGTCCAGCTCGCCAGTGAGCTGCGCGGAAACGATGTACTGACCGGGAGTGTTGGCGGTGAGCCGGCTGTTGGCCGTATCGATTTCCACGTCATTGCGACCATGACGGCTGACGGCATTGGCGGACCAGCCAGTCACCTTGCGGCCGGTGGCGCGAGCGTTGAAGTTCGTCGAGCCGCCAGTGATGTACATCGAGCCATGAGCGTTCATGTGTTTTCTCCGACAGTTAAAACGAAAAGCCCCGTATCGAACGCGAATGTTCGACCGGGGCTTAGTGGTGGTGATCGCCGCGGCTGAATCAGGTTATTTGCAGATCGTCTTCAACTTGCGCCTTGCACAGTTCGCCGCGCGAGTTGTAGTGAAAGGTCGCCCGGACTTGGCCGGCTACAGCCAGCTTGCGTTGCGGAGTGGCGAGGACTTTAATCAGGTCCATCGCTGCCCGCAAGCGGTCTTCGGGCGACATTTCCTTTTCTTTTGCCATGATGATGCTAGGTGTGGTGTCGAAGATCGGTCAACGGTTCGCGCACGGGAATTTTTCACAGCCACTGCACGAAACAATCGCAGCGGGGATGCAGGGGCGGCCCCCGGCCCTTAAAAGGCTTGGCATTTCGCTCCAGGCACTCGCTGCACGACTTCCCGGTCGCCCGCCAGATCGCCTTCAGCCCCAGCGGGATCGCCAGCGACGTTTCGGCATCGGTCCAGGCTTGCGTGACTTCGGTAATCGCGATCGTCTGCGCCCGCCCGCGGCCGAAAGCCTGCTGGAATAGCGAGCGGACTTGCAGATCGTTTTCGGTCGGCTTGGCCAGCAGATTGCTGGTGTGAACCGTCAGTAACCCGGCCAGGTTTTTCGAGTAGTTGGTAGCCCAGACTTGCGCGGCGGCTTGCGAGTCGCCGGCCAGATCGAACTGCGAGCGGAAACTGCGGTGCGCTCGCTGGTAGGTGCTGGCCAGCGCGGATTGCAATCGCGAGGCGAGCTTGATTTCTTGCTCGGCCCAGAACGCACTAGTTAGCCCGGCGCCACTGGCGAGCTGCGCGTTGACGGCGCGGCGCTGCACCGAGAGGGCCTTGTAAGCTGCGGCTTCCATAGCCGCTTCGAGTGTGGTCCGACCGTGAACCGCGGGCATGTCAGTATTGCGACCAATCATCCTTTGGGGTGTCATCGCCAGGCAGTTCGCCGTCTGCGCCGTCGGAAATGACGAGTACACTGTCGGCGGTCGGCTTGGCATCGCGGATCGTCTTGAGCAGCCCGCGCGCCGTCGTGAGAACCGAGTTGTTCGTTGGCGGCGCGTCGCGCAGCGCCTTGCCAAGCTGCTGAATGAGCGACATGACTTGCTGCGACCAGCCATGCTCGCGGACATGGATCAGCTCGCCGTGGTCTTCGACGGAGAGCGTGTCGATCCACTTTCCCAGGTCGCTATAGCCGCGCGTCGTGGCGATCTTGTCGGCCACCCGGTCGTCGATGATTGCGTAGTAACTCATTTGCCGCGCTGCTTTCGCTTAAGTGCTTCAAATTCGGAATCGCTCAGGGCCATGAGCTTTTTGATTTCGGCTACGCTCTTGGCTTTGTATTGGGCCTTCGCGCGAAACGCACCCGTCCCCCGGCAGTAATACAGATTGTGCCCAGTATACTGATGCGCGTTCTTGCCGCCGGAGAATTCTTTTTGCCCATCATAGATGATCAGGTGCGTTGGCCTCTTGCCGCCAGCCCATTCTTTTTTGCGCTGGTTGCTCTCCGGGTGGACTGTCACTTTGCCGTTCTTATTGTCGACCATCGCTTTGACTTCAACGCCGTGCAGCTTCCCGTTGATCTTGATCGTATTGTCCATCGGCTTGTTGTCATCGGTGCGCTTCGCGCCGAGCTTGCGAGCGATCATGGCTTCCACTTTGTCGGCGAACGCCTGCTTCTCTTTTGTCGACGGCTTGTACGTCGCCTTCGCCCGCTCGGCCTTCGACGTGAGCGGCTTTTGTTCGGGAACTCGCGAGGCCCCTGATTTCGCAGCGGTCTTTGGTTTGGCGGCCGGCTTCGCCTTGGCGGCCGGCTTCGCCTTGGCGGCAGGTTTCGCAGCGGCAGTCCCACGCTTGCCACCACTGCCACGGCCGGAGCAGAACTGCCCGCCGCGCGGGCCTGCGGGCAAGTGACAGGCGTTGGCTTTGGTGAGTAGGTCTGTGGCTTCATTGAGCAGCGATTCCAGCGATTTCTTTCTGGATCGCTTTCGCTGAATCCACGCATCCCCGAACTTGCCGTCCTTGGTTACAGGCACGTTGAATAATTCAGTGAGAATCATAGTAGACCGAATTTTTCCCAAGCGGCATAAGACAACGGGAATGTTTTTTTGTCGACAAGACCCAAAATCACCGCTCGTCCAAATTCAGCGAATCCTTCGGCTGGGTTTGTTTTTGCATACTTAGACAGCCTTTCGCCTTCCTTTTTCTACGCCGCCTTCCAGTCGCTACTGTCGCTACGCATCTGCACTCCGCTTCTCATCCCGGCTTTTATAACGTCTGCTGCATGCGACAGTTCGTGCGCTAGGGTCGATTCAATCTGATCGCGTCTATCAAAAAATTTAGATGGCCCCTGTGTTGTTATATGCACCCGACCCATATACGAATCGTAAGCAGCACGTGCGCCTTTCAGGCCGACCGCCTTGCTCATGTCCTCTGATGTTTCATGCACAACGATCGAAACCAACTGGCTGCTGATCGCACTGGCCATCTTCTCCGGCATATCAGCAACAATTTGAGAGTACGCTTGTTCGACATAAGAAAAGCCCTCTTTGTCCGGGAATGGCTGCGACTTTTCTCCTGGACCGGCCCATGAATAGTGGCTAATTGGTACATTGTTCAATAGTTCGCGTTTACTGCCAGTTGCTGGCGGTGCGCCGCCGATGCCGCATGATGTAAATTGGCCGCCACCAGTTCGCCCAGCCGGCTTGCGACATAGGTTTCCCCTGATCTTGGCGGCAGCTTTACCAAGCAGCTGGTCGAGCGTCATGCTCATGTCGCCTTGCCCCCCTTGCCCTTCGGTACCCGCTTCTTCACGGGCGGTTTCTTGGCGGCGGCCTTAGCCTGCTGTTCCTTTGCCCCAATGACAAGCTCGGTACGTTCCATGTTGAAGCCATGGGCCTGCTCAGCCTGTGCGGCTTGCTGCTCGGCCTGGACATCGCGCATCGGCTGCTTGGCCCGCTCGTCGGTCGACGGCTCCATGTTCAGGAATTCGCGGATGTCGTTCTCGCTGGTGATGCCGAGCTGTGCAGCCCATTGCATCTTGGCGAAGTGCATTTCGGCATCGTGCGGCTCGCACTCTTCGATCCAGGCATAAAGGTCGCCGCCGTCGCTGGGAAACTTGGTGCGGAAGCGGCGAGTCATCACCTGGCTCATCATCACGATCTGCGGATTGACCACGTTGGCGCAGAGCGTGTTGTCAGCCAGTGCCGACGAGGCGTAGCTGCTGGCCTCCATTTCGCCGGACGAAATCGGCGATACGCCGTAGCCGCGATCGATCCGCTTGCCCAGGTGTGTGTCGGTGTTGATGTAGTCCATTTCGGCTGGCGAGTTGGTCCAGGGATAGATGTCCTCGATCAACCCGTCGATGATGGCCGGCTCGCCGTGGTGCTCGACGCCAGCGTAAGCGTACTTGACGGCATCGATCAGTTGCCGCCGCTGCTTCGGATTGAGAATGCGGCGCTGGTCCATTGGGCGGCCATCGGGACCAGGCAAGCGGCCAGCCTTGATGACCACGCCGGGTTTGGGGCCATTGCGATAGCTGGCTAGTTGTGATCGCTGGACGTGCTCGCCAAGCACGGCGGAAAACGCATTGGCTTGCAGCGGCGACAGAGCGCCGGTCGGGTCTTCCGGGTCCGGCAGATAGAAATAGCACATGTCATCGGCGGGAATCGGAATCGGCTTTGTCTGCCCGGTCGGCGTGACATCCCATCGCTCGATCGTGGTGCGCCTGCCGAAGACTGGAGTAACCCAGTGGGCAGGGAACGGCCAGATCGACATTTCGCCATTTTCGTCCGGGCCATCGAGATACCAGTAACTCTTGCCGGTGAGCTGCACGCTGGCGGCGGTGAAGTATGACAGGTGCCATCGCTCCATCAGATCGTTCGGCGTCTCGAACGCCCGCAGCATGGGATGGTTGTGATTAACTTCCATTCCTTCGGCCAGTTGCTTGCGGATGAAGTCTGGCGCCCGCTGGAATGTCTTGCGCAGAATCGGATCGGCCTGGATGCAATACATGCGCTCGCGGAACATCTTCGTGCGTTCCGGGCCGGCAGTCTGCCGCGACAGGCTGGTCGGCATCGTGCCAGCGCGGAATTCCTGGCGGGCGATGCGTGTGGCGATCGGACGAATGGCGGTGTAGACGTAGCCGCGGAAGTGCCTGTACTGCTCGCGGTGATGCTCGGTTTCGCGGTGGCGGCCAAACTCGTTTGAGTGCTGCTGCGAATAGAACGTGCCGCCGGATCGAGCGGACGCGCTGGCGCTGGCGGCCTTAAGAGACAGCGTGCGGTACTCGTCAGTGCGCCGCCGCGCGTCCGAGAGGATCATGTCGAGCTTCATCGGCGAGCTTCCATTCTCCGCTGTGGCGATCTCAGCTATCGAGCCACTTAGTTCGCTTCTTTCGTAGTCGGCTTTTTCGCTGCAACCGCCCGCCGACATTGCGAGGGGATTCGAGCCCAATCGCAATTCGGTCGGCGCGACTTAACTCCCACACGCAAGGGCGGTATTGGCCGTCCCTGGTCCAGGTCCAAGCGATTGGCTTGCCGATGGACATCACTTGCCTTCCGGCCGCTTGTCGAGACCCTTTTCGGCGATCATCGCCGCCACGTCATCCATGTGCAGGCAGTCGCACAGACACGCGCCAGTGATGGCCTGCTGAATCGGCGCGATGTTGCCGTTGCAGTGGTCGCTGCCGGGAGTGGCGTCATAAAGCACACCTGCGGCCACAATCTGAACTGGACCGCTGCCGTACCCGCCAAGCTGGATGATCTTGTCGCCGTTCTTCGCTTCACGCCCGTTTCTGTAATGCACGACGAACCTCCATAGAGTTACCACGGTCGTTTTCCGACGCGGAGACAATCTACTGGGCAATAGCGCTTTCTGCCTAGGTTTTCGTACCAGATGGCGGCTTTGGCTTCCTGCCGAAACCGCTTGGCGCGGCGGGATTTGATGCGACGAATACGGCGATCGGTCACTTGATTTTCAGGCTCTCTTCGAGTG